TTTTTTTTTTTTTTTTTTTTTTTTTTTTTTTCCTTTTACAAGTCAAACCCCTCTCGCAGCCATTGTAACTCGGCACGAGTGGAGGCCGACACCGAACGGTGGAAAAGGCTATCATTAAAGGAAAAGTTTTTTAAACTAAACACTCCTTGTGCCGGAGCAAAACGGTGTGATTCGCGGTAGATCTGACGAATCGCGCCCCACGCAGACGGTACCAAAATATCCGGTGCCGGGCGCACTGCTTTCTTTTGTTTGAAAAGGTCCCGCAGGATCGGACCTATGTCTCCACTCTTTAAACGACTTTGCCAATATGAGGGCCTCTCTAACCTGTGTAGTCTAGCCCCTGGATTTCTATCGTATCCAAGGGGGATTTCGCCGGTGGACGCCGAACGTATTGATCCACTCTTTAAGCTACTATCCGCTACCCCGACCCTGCACACTCGTTTAGGCGGTGCGAAACCTGTAAGACGGACCTCGCTCCAAAAATCGTCCCATGTTTTGGTAGGAACAACCTCATCATAGCGAGCTAGCTCTCTATAGTCGAGCCAGATGTCGGCTTGGCTCCTTTTCAGGAGACCGAGACGTTCAGGATAATTTGTCATTACCCAAGACAGAGGACGACGGGTCCAACCTTCAGGAAGGCCACCAACACCATGCTCATCGGGAGCCGGAGGGAGATCTTGTTCATGAGGACCCCGAAGGGTCCACTCCCTCACACTCAGCCAACGAGGCACAGAAGGCGGCAAAGGCCGGAAACCGAGTTTCCCAAGCGATCGTCTTGTCCGGGTAATAGATGCGGCGTGCGTAGCTAAATACGCGCTTTCAAATCGACGCCGATCCTCGCCCCTCAGAGCGCCACAATGCTCTGCCATAGCCGAACCAGTCGGTATCGGGTTTTCCCTTAGCGAAAAACCCTTACCACGGAATACTGGTGACCGTCTTACATCTCTACCCTTTAGTTGGAAAAAGGTAGAGTTTATGGTAAAGAATGAACGCAGAAATCCGGTTTTTGAGACCGAGGGCGTAAGTCCCAATACTTTCATTCCGCACAACCAACGTTTAAACTCTGCCGGGGTCCCGTGAGTGAGCAGATCATCTCCGTTCACGAGCATTTCCCTCTTTCCCAGCAGGTACGTGGTTGCTATATAATTTTGTAAACAGAGCAGGGGGAAGGAAAGAAGGCTTCCCATCATCTGTCCGCGCTTTAACCGGAACACAGAGATCTCTGTTTTATTTTGATATTTAATGAGAGGACGGAGGCTCTTTAAGGCAGCCTCCCAAACAGAGCTGGGGACGTATTTCGACGTTTTTTGAGCTGTTCTTAGGATTACTTCGGCTACTTCGATAGACAGCCGGTCCGTCGCAGACTCATAGTCGCCCGATATGACACGGGCATTGCGTCTCATACCCCTCAGTACCTTGTTGATCCTCCCCAGGGTTGGTGGTCCCCTCAATAACCATTTTTCTTTTGTCAGGCGGTCATAGAGAGTTTGGTGGAGAGGTCGAAGCGCGTTCCATCTCGCTGGAGTTTTGACAAGAACGCGAGCCTTACCTGACGAGAGAACTGTAGTTAACTTGCAGACATCTCTATCGTTGACAATGTCCTCGGAGCAGTCATGGACTGACCGGAGTTCTTCCCGCGAAATCACGGAAAAGGCTCCCCGCTCCCCGCGCGAGGCTTCGCTGCATGCAGCAAGGGGTGCATAGTTTGTATGCACCTTTTGTTTGTATCCTTTGTCCCATCCGGCCTTAAAGATTGAGCCGACCTCTTTCTCAACGTACGCCAGGTAATCAGCAGGAACTGAAAATACCTCCCCGGCGTTATCAATAAACTTTTTTTGAAGTTCGTTGAGCGAGCACTTACACGGAGTTGGCAGACCTTTCTTAAAACTTGCCAGAGAAGCCAGGACAGCAAGCTGTCTTTTTTTTCCTATTTTTGAGAACCCTATAAAAGGCAAGGGCCCCAATGGCTTCCCCGTTAGGAGGAGGTCTAAAGGTTCGGATAAGTCCTTTTTTACTGCCTTAACGATTGAGCAGCAGGACAAACGGGTAAGTTGGGTGGTGACCGGTTTTATTGTTCTGAGACCGTAAACTCGCCCGACGAGCCTCACCGCTCGTTCGTAAAAGGCTTTGAACTGCTGGACAGTTCGGGTTTTTGTCGCGCACGGCCCTAGTGGCCGAGTCTTCTCGACTGGGTTAACCCTTTCACCAGAAGAAACGCGCACGTCTGACATCAAGTCAAGAGTACGG